ATGGATTCCGAGCCAAGGACACCTTCCATTTCGGAGGACGAGAAGGACGCCGCGCCTGCCGCCGCGACGCCTCCCGCGACGCCGCCACCGCCGCGCGCGATGTCTAGGACCTTCAGCGAGTTCGACCTCGGCATCACGAGCTGGGCTGACGAGTGCGAGAAGGACATCCCTCCAAGCGTGGTACTGGACTCCCAGTACTCCGACCACCACTACGTCGACAGCGACGAGGCTGCGGTTTACTACATCCCAAGCGACCCGGACGAGGAACCTAAGAGCGTCACACAAGGCCTCAAGCGCGTGTCCCCTGTCGCACCGCAGAGGATGCTCACGGACGAGGAACTAGCTGACGAAGCTACTCTGCGTGCTCCCGACCCCAAGAAGCCCGTCCCCCCAGAAGAAGAAGAAGAAGACCCAGGGGCTGATGTCGTGAACAAGCGCAACATGTACGCAAGGTGGATGTTTACATGGTTTCCAGAGGGTGCTGACTATCGTCCCCAAGGACTTCCGCAGGGTGTGGAGTACATGATCTTCCAAGAGGAGAAGTGCCCGACGACGGGGAGGCTGCACTTGCAGGGCTACTTGCGCTTCAAGGAGCGTACGAGGTTCCGTGCGGCCCAGAAGTTACTCGACCCCTCGATGCATGGGATCCGTCTCCAATGGGCGAGGAAGCCGGAACTAGCGTGCATCCGGTACTGCTCGAAGAAGAAGTCCCAGATCAAGCCTCCGATCGAGTTCGGGGAGAAGAACGTCAAGGCTGGCGTACAAGGACACCGAAGCGACTTGGACGCAGTGGCTGGCGCCCTAGTTGCTGGCAAGAGCTACGAGGAGACTGCGAAGGAGTTCCCGAGCGAGGCCCTCAAGTACTGCAAGGGGATGAAGGAGCTCGCAAGCGTCTTCGCTCAGGAGAAGTGGCAGTACGAGGATCGCAACACCCTGACGGTGATAGTGCTGTGGGGGGAGACCGACACCGGCAAGACTCACAGAGTGCGGGCAAGAGAAGGCAAGAACCTCTACGTCGTGGAGGACGGCAGGGACCCATGGGGAGGCTACAACTACCAGGAGGCGGTCCTATTCGACGAGTTCGGAATGGGCGAAAGGTGGCAGATCAACAAGATGAAACGCTACCTGGACCACTACCCGGTGCAGCTGGACTGCCGGTACGCAAACAAGTGGGCAGCATGGAAGAGAGTCTACCTCATTTCCAACGACCCCCCAAGTTCGTGGTACATGGTGACCCCAGCAAGTGACAAGAAGGCCTTCTGGCGCAGGGTTACTCACATCTGGCAAATCCTCAAGCGCGAAGATGACCCTGCCTACGACGAGCACAAGCACGAAGTGGCTTGCAAAAACCCCCCCGACTTCTTGGGCAACAATTAACTTTGTTTTGCTTTTAAGAATCATCATACCTTATCCTGGAGGTTATACCACCAGTGCCAAAGGTAACAACAGAACCCGCGGTTCCTAGGAACATCGAGATGATGAGGAGTAGAGACCCAGTTGTGATGTCTGTTATAGACCCAGCTGAGGCTGAGAACTCAGACTGCAGACGGCACGGGATGAACCAGTCAAAAGGCACCATTAGGGACTTTGCCGGAGACACCTCCATGAACTGATCACGGAGGGGCGTGAAACGCCTTACATTCGAGATGTTAAGGCCGACAGACTGTGTGGTAGCTCCCGAGGTCGCATTAGCATAGACAGCTCCTATTGCTGGATAAGCCCCGTTGGGCTGCCTGTCGTAAACAACAGACATGCGGATGGTGACAACATCGGCTGCTGTCGCAAGGCCGAAGAAGCCACGGAGGCGAATGTTCCGCATTAGAATCTTGTTACCAACACGTTGGTATACTCCGGCACCCTGAGTGATAGCATTCAGGCACGTCATGCCTACAAAGGCGACACCAGGATCAGCAGAGGTCACTCCAACGAGATTCCAGGCAATGCCTGCCGCTGGTGCAACTGGGGCACAGTCAAAGCACTTGACCTCCCGTGCCGACCCGGCCTGAAACCGGCCCGACTGGACACGCTGAACTTGAAGAGGTACAAAAGCCCTCATGGCTGGTGGGGTAGCAGGAACTCTGACAAGAGCAGACCTAACGTCCCTAGCAACCCGAGCACGAGCAAGACCCGCAGCAAGGCGGTCGGTAGCAGACAAACCGTAACGCCTGAGAGTAGTACGCCTACGAGGATACATGTATCAGCCACTTGTTCCTTAATACTTCTACAAAGTTATTGTAGAAATGAACTTTATGCTTTGAAGGCGTTTTAAGTTATGAATCAAAAACGTGACGTCACGTTTTTATAAATCTTTTTCACTCATGGAAGTTAAGTGTTACGAAGGTCTTTCCAATTTCAACGACGTTACCACTACACTGCAACTGACTTGCATAAACGCTATTGCGGGCGGTTACCAGTGGTACGAACGTATCGGATCTAAGGTCCGAAACTTAGAACTGTGCATCCGGGGATCCATAGTCTCAAAGGCTGCACACACATCAGTGAACACGCAAAGAACTTTCGTTTTGCTGGATACTCAGGCTAACGGCACAACACCGGCTGTTACTGACATCTTTCCGGCTACTACCGGTTATGGTCTTATTCACTGCCCGGTGCTGTGGACCGCTAAAGAGCGGTTTGCCATTCTGGCTGACGAAGTTACTTCAAAATGCGCAGCCTACGGTGGGGCTGGTGTGGGTAATCCGGAAACTACAACTATCGAGTGGAGGATACCGCTGGATTTCGACACGTACTATTCTGCTTCCGCAGGTGCGATAGCTTCTATCCGCACAAATTCGCTTTGGATCGGCGCCATCTCGGTTAGCGCTGTTGGGGTAAATCCCTTCGATGGCGGTTTCTATTCTAGGCTCACTTATACAGATGGTTAACAATGTTTTTTCATTCCATTCCATTCGCTAACTACGTCGCTCATTCCATTCCATTTCACCCATCGCAAAATTTGGAGATGGCTCAACTTTTGGCTCTGGCTCAGAAGTGGCCTGTAATAATAAGGATGTTAGGCCACTTCTGAGGGCTCCTACGTGACATGTAGAGCCTTATTATTTAAAAGACCTTCACCCCTATCGGGGGCCCCTGGTCTTTCAGCTTAATTTTATAATTAATGTTTTTAGATTAGCACAAGGGATATTAGAGCTTCACTCACACACACACAACTCTTAAATAAAAAAACCCAAGTGCCTTTTTAGCTAAGTCCCTTAATAAATTAAGAGACCACCAAAGGTCCTCTGTTTTTTTATCCTCTAATAAATTATCGGCAAGCGTTGTTTAGCGTGCGTATCTATTTAATCTTAAAGATCTATTAGTATCTGTTCCGCTTCACTCCACTTACCAATACATTTTAATTCCTATTCTCACTTCAATTCCTATTCACCAATCTCAATTCCCACTTAGGGGAGATCCGCTTATCTAGATACTTTGGGAGTTTTCGTCGGAATTCCCGCCGACTATCTCTTAGTTTTCACTGACTATACCCGTTCTAGAAACTTCTAGAAATTTCCAAATGGACCTTTAAATATCTGGCGAATCTCCCTCTGCACTTTTTTATTCATTCAAGGTTCACTCACTTGATCTTTACTGCGCCTGCAATTCAATCAGAGAGCAATTCAATCCAAAGCCAATTCAATCTACGAATCTCATTCCAATGGATTCCGAGCCAAGGACACCTTCCATTTCGGAGGACGAGAAGGACGCCGCGCCTGCCGCCGCGACGCCTCCCGCGACGCCGCCACCGCCGCGCGCGATGTCTAGGA